CAATCTTACCATCTTCAAATGATTTACCTACGGTATCCATCTTACGAAGGTGAGAGACAAGACCAATCCATACATTCCACTTCTTAACAATAGAACGTAAGTCATTCATAATCTTATCGATAGCTTCGTTACCTGTCAGTCCTTCGGCTCCCTCGCTAACAAGAATAGTAATATGATCAAGGAAGATATACTCACAGCCAGACGCGCAGAGATACTCAATAAGTCCGATAATGTTATTACCGACAGAGCCGTTATGGTCCAGTATGTTGATGCGTCCGTCAGCAAGGATTTCATCAAATCCGGTTCGAAGTTCTTCAAGGGGTATCTCCTCTTTAGCGGGGTTACGATTGATCATCATGCCCGAAAGCTTACGAGCAGTTTCAGCAGGTGATTCTTCGAGGGCTACTACACCTATCTTTGAGGTTGTAGTTTGATGCAGATGAGCGACAATCTCGCGGAGAATTGTTGATTTCCCTGAGCCTGTGCCTGATGTCCACAAAGCAATTTCACCTCGCCGCATCCCTTTAAGCTTATCATTAAGACCGCCAAGACACTCAGGGTAAGGAACCGATTCAATCTCATTGTATTCCTCTAGTTGTTTCCACACTTCTTCGCCAGCAACAATACCAGCTGGGGTATAGGTGCGAGCATTCCAGACCATTCGAAGTAATTCTTGGGGGCCTGCCTCAATGAGAACTTCGTTTGGATCTTTGTATTTACCTAAGTCAGTTACTTTAGCTTTATCGTAACCAATAATCTTAACAGCCTCTTCGAGACCATTCTCACCTGCCTCATCGTTATCGTACATAACAATAACTTCGTCAAAGCTTCGGAGATACTCTCGCTGCTCTAAGATAGTCTTCCTAGCTGTAGCACCGTTAGGTACGCTTACTACTGGCCAGATCGTTCCTTTCTCTGCATACGCAGTAGCAACCGCCATGGCGTCAAACTCGCCTTCTGTAATAACAATACGTTTGCCACCTGCAGGGAAAACATTTTGACCGAATAAACCAACGCCCTTAAAATCCCCAATCGCGCTGAAAGTCTTCGGAAGTTCACGTACTTTGTACGCAACCAATTCAGACCCTCGATGATAAGGATAGAGATAAGAGCAAATATTACCGTCGGAATTATACTCACAAAGAACGCCGAAATGCTCTGCCACGGTTTTGGTAATTCCCCTGTCACGGCAACCACGGCTAGCCAAACCAGAGGCCCGATGAAGGCTAGTATTCCGTTCAGAATTATTAACTGCCAATGATACCACTTCATTTTCCTTTCCTATATCGTGTGTATAATGTTGACACACATAACAATACGCGTGGTTATCATCGTAGACAGCATTACCGTCTGATGAGCCACACTTCTTACATTCAGTCTTGTACAATTCCTGAGACATCTTCCATCGCCTTTCGTAGTACAGATAAGAACCCTTCAGCTACAAGCATTTCAAGTTCTTCGCCTTTAGCTGTAATAGTTAATATAGCAGAGCCATCTTCTTGCTCTACAACTTCGTCAATGCTAATCATATCCATCGCTCCGCTTTAGTGATTTGTAAGTGTCGTTTAGCGTCAAAGCCAAGACCAAGATGAGACGACCGAATACGTTTCTCAGCTTGTTTGTTAGCGTAGTCATCCCGAAAGAGTGCATCACGAAGATATATCTCACGCATTTCATACGCATTAAGTTGGCCTGCTGTGGGGAGGCTAAATAATATACGCCCCTCAACATCTTCCACAGTCAACTCAGAGAAGTCACCTGAGCCTGTATATTGTTTCCAATCAGGCTGGGAGAACTTCTTTGAGCCAACGTATATGCGGCCAGTAGTCTTGTCTTTAAGTTCATAAACAAAACCAGTATGATGAGGATCAACTAGCTTCTTATTAGGAAGCTTCCAGTGACCATAATCACCGTCATTAACCTCATCAACAATATAGTCATCCTTCTGATATGTTTCAAACGCTACATACCAACGACGACCATCACGAGTACAAAGAGTCAATGGACCTTCCCACCCGCGTTTTAATTCGAGAGACTTATATAGACTCTCTTTACACCAGATAGTTCCTTCCGAAGAAGACAACTTACGATCGCCCCCTTTCGGTTGCGGCGTTGCTGTAATCTTTAGTCGGTCATACCTGATGAATGTATAATCACCCATCTCAAATGTCCTAGATGTCATAGCCTAATAGCTTTCCGACCTTCTCAATATCAATTTGGCGTTCATAGAAATCACCGAAACCAATATCGAACCAGTCTTTTTCATTGCGTTTAATATGAATCAAATGTCCGACGAATGTAAGAACATCTTCATGGTCTTTCGCGAAACGTTCTTTGTATTCCCGAATGACTAAGTCTTTCCATTGGTTAGAGTCGTTAAGAAGCTTTGCAGCTGTCTTAGGACCTACCCTATGAAGTCCTTTAATGTTATCAGTAGAGTCACCAGTAAGAAGCTGAGAGTAATAATTAAAGTCAGCTTCCTTCTGGGTTAAACTAAATTGTTCTTGCTTATCGGGATTATAATAAGTGAACGGGTCACAAAACAAATCTTTATCGATACCGACAATAACAAAAGGGTCTTCATTGTGTTGGGACTCGTGGGCTGCTGAACGAACTAAATCATCTGCCTCACAACCATCTGATTGAATCCCAATCTCTTCTTCCTCAAGTATCGCATACAACTCTGGTACAATAGAAGCGGGGTCAGCCTTAGGCCGATTAGCTTTGTACAACGGGAAGTCTACTGCACGAAAGTTCTCTACCCCTTTCAGGAAGATAACTAAATCGTCAGTCCACATCTCATCTTTCAAGTAGTTAAGTTTTGTTTTAAACTTATTAAAAGCTTCATCAACAGTAACTACGTTGAAACAAGATTTATAAACCATACTATCAGCGTCAACTAATAGCTGTGTCATTTCCAGCGATCCTTTATGTCTGCAAGGGCTAACCGATAAAAGTTAATGACCAAGAAGCCATACATACCAATCAAGAGGTAATGAAAGATTCCTAGTTCCATTGTTTTAATATCGTTATAAAAGCTAGGGACAATGTATAGTAAAGCTAGCGTAACAAGCACTACGGCGGTTATAAGTCTTTTAGGCATTATAGTCTTCCTTCTTTCTAAATGATACGGAGAATATATCAGGCTGTTCGGGGGCGTATTTAATTTTACGCCAACCCATTTCAAGATCGTAGTCTTTCATCTTGGGGTCACGCAATTTACGTTGCGCCCATTCACGGCCTTCATCTTCATCTTCGAAAAGACGATTGATATAGGTAGTAAGTGTTTTACCCATCAGTGTGTCTCCGCTAGGTTGTTGCCGACTTCGTAATCACCCGACATAATATTTACACCAAGAATCTTTGGTGCTTCCGTTAAGCCTTCTACTAGAATCTCACCTAGCTTCTCAGCATGATCTGCCTTACAGGAGTATTGGAATTCATCGTGATACATCAAACGAGGTTCACATTCAATTCCTTCTTCTGCGATACGGTCCTTGATGTAACCGATAGCAATCTTCATCGTAGCCGCTTCAGCAGACTGGAGGAGGTAGTTGAGAGTTTGGTAGTTCTCTTTAACATAAACTCTCTGACCTCCGAGTCCTCTGATAAATCCATTTCCAGTAGCGTTCTTAGAGTTTTGCCATTGGTTTTCGAGGCTTCGCTTAAGATCTGCGAGACCAGGGATAGCAGCTGCGTATTGATCTTTCGACCTTTGTCCGACGTTGGGGTCCATTTTACCAGTAAGGTATAGACCAAGCTTACCTGCGCCTGCTCCAAATAAGTAAGCGTAGATCCACCTCTTAGCCGCAGCCCTAGTGCATCCCAGAATGTCAGCATTCTTTTGATGAACGTCTCCGTTAAGTACTTCATTTGTGAAATCCTCATTACCGATAAAGTGAGCTAACACTCTAAACTGATTACCAGCGGAGTCAGCACCGACTACTACATGATCTTGTTCTGGGAGAAACAATGCACGCATACGTCTTCCCCATTCTTCACCCGCTCCTGGAAGGTTTGCGATAACCTCATGCCGCCATCGGAATGTAGGAGTTCCAATGTTCCAAGCGCGTCCGTGGAGTCGCCTAACACCTTCGTCATCAGGTTTAGAATCTCTAATCCATCCTTGTGTAATGCTAAGCCGTGATCGAAGAGTAGTCCAGTCGTCGATACCTCTACCGATGTCTCCAAGCTTTTCCAGTGAGCTACTAGTGAGCTTAGGACCTGTTCGTTGAAAATCACCGGAAGGAAGTCGTTTGACGTTCCAGTCATCGGGTTCCCATCCCAATCCATAGAGATACTCCTTTACTTGTTCGAGATTCCCGAGTCTAGTTTTGACTTTACGGTTACGCTGAAACTCTTCACCAGCTTGAATAGGAGGAGCATCGAGAAGAGCATCAGAAGGATTGATATTCCTATCAAAGTACTCACTAAGAATACGGCAAGTTGTAGCGTTATACTCGCCGTTCTTTTTATATTTAGCTGTCTTAGGGGTTTTATCAATGAGTTCAACATGATATCCCAACTCTGGTTCAACACGTTTCTCAATGGCTCCCATCGCTTCTTGTAGTTCTTCGACAAGTTTATTTGCTCCTTCATAATCAAAACGCCAACCGCTTATACGGGTAGCCGCTTCGAATTCTGCTGCGTCATGTTCAGCGCGGAGATACTTAGGGTATTGCGGTGCTTTCGCTGCAATCTGACCTACCTCTTTCATAAGAAGCTTATATACCTTTACGTTGAGACGAACATCTTGGGTGCAATACTCTAGCATACGCTTAGAATAACGTTCCCAATCATCAAAGTCTAGCTTAGAGTCTTCTAACTTCTTACCCCATCCAGCTAAGCCATGCTTATGCCCTCGGAAATAATTGTTAGTCTGACTCATAGTCCATGTATCATAAAGCTTTTGTGTCGGTGTTGGTTGCCAGCCATACAGCTTCTTCATTACTACATTATCGAAACCAATAATGTTGTGACCAATGATGCTGCTTGCGTTACTAAGTAACTTAATGCCTGAATACAGAGAGTCAAGGTCTGAATCATAATCTGAGAAACAGTACTCGGCTCCTGTATCAACATCAATAGCAACAAGACACCAAACAGTTGAAGGGTCAAGCCCATCACATTCGATATCATAACATAACCTCATTACTTATCCTTTCTAGAGTGTTCAAGTGCTACCAGAATGTCCTCTGGTTCTGGCACTTTAACCTCTGAGGGGTTACTACATACGGGGCAAGTGCGAGTGCCGAGAGAGAGTTTCATAGAAACAATTTCTTTGCGACACCTTGAACACTTGTACTTAATAAATGGTTCTCCAAGGAAATCACGCTCTATCTGCATGGCCAGCCTCTTCAAAGCGTAAGTAACATTCTGGTACAAACATACCGTGTCCTCCTGCTTCTTCCCATTTAACAATGGTAGACCACTTATCGTCATACAAAGTGTTTGCATGTCCATCTGAATCTATTGCGTACTGTATCTTATCGTTACCACTATCTACGACGATAATATCTTCCTCATGGAAGCCTAGTTTACTTAGTGCATCAATTTTATTTCGGGTAGCTTGCTCTTTGTAATGAAGCGTTGGCCAGTGATTCCCGACTGCAGTAAGAACTTTTACTTCGTTAAGGGGGTATACGTCATACATACGTTTAAAGTAATGATAGTATTTCGCCATAGGTGACTTCAAAAAGATTTCATTTATCTTTTCATGGAAGATCGATTCAGTATCTTCTCGGTCGTAACCAAGAGGAATCTCATTATCAACCATCCACTTAGCAAAGTCTTGGATAGGTCCGTCACCATCAATGTATATCATGGTCTTTCCTTTCGTTATGATCTTCAGCTAATTCTTTCATATCTTTAAGAATTAAATCGTGAAGTCCTTCTCTCATAGCTAGTTGTATCATATCAGTCTTATCATCTTCTTTGATGTAAGCATCGCCTTCAGCAATATAATAGTCCATTATCTCTGTAAGAGTAAGAAATGCAATGTATAAAGGTAGTTCTGATGTATTGTCTTTAAATAAGTCTTTAAAGTTCTGAACAAAATAAACAGCCATAACATAAAAGAAGTCTGCCTTCGCTTCTGCTTCGGGGTCTATCCTGTTTGGAAATTGTATTACATTATCATCTGACATAGTAAGTCCTTTCGGGGGTGACTAATGAGCCACCCCCAGTTTAGGATTAAAAGTCTTCTTCGGCTCCAGCTGCTTCTTCTTCAACAGCATCAAAGTCAACGTTGTTAGTAGGTTTATACTCTACTAAGTCTGTTACTTGTACTGCTGAAAGCATTACGCCAGTGCCTTGACGACCCATAACATCGTAAGGGTATGTGAACAACTTAACGTTTATACCAGTACCATTACCAATAATGGAAGCGTCAAACGGCTTCCGCGCTGCATCGACTACATCGGGTGCGCCATTCTCGTCACCCTTGCGGTTCTTTGCTTTACGCTTAAGATTAAATGCGATCGTACCATCTTCTTGTGGTTTACCTTTCACACCTAAGTCAGTGAGTGTTTTGAAAGCTTCCGAATCTTTCTCAGCCCGAACTTGCAGTTCGAATTGCTCAACCCCAAAGGGTGAAACAGGCTTCAACAGTTTAGGGTAGTAGGCTTTCAGGTCACGTACAATAATTACTTCACTCATTTTTAGTTCTCCATAGATTCATAGGTTGTGATTAAGCGGTCGAGATACCATTTAGCTTTCTTGGCATCTTGTATTTTAGCGTCTTTCTTACCGAGACGCATTAAGTACTTGTAGACTTGACCCATCAGGTGTGCTTCTACACCCTGAAAGTCTGCAAGCATATATTCCATCATGTCCATATACTCGTAACCAGGAATTATCTCCTTGTAATGAGCAGGGTTGACATGATCGTCAACAGTTTTCTTTGGCATAAGATAGTCTCCTTCAGTATCCTTATAGGGCCTTATACGTCGTCAGAGTCTGCAACCCAACGATCATTATCAAGCATAGTGCTTAAAGCTTCTTTAACTTCTTCCGTATTAGGTGCGTTATGAAGAGTTAAGTTGTAAGCCTTCTTTCC